GCGTTCTCATCATGCACTGATGAAATCTCTATCACATTACCATCCACCGTTATAGTTGTATAACCATGATAAACCGGTGTTATGTCTCCAACTGAAAACGCATGAGGAGCTAAACGAGGAACTGTATCAGTACCAAAACAACCAGTGATTGTATATGACAATAATGGGATAGATGCTGTCTTCATATTTACAACAGCACTTGTACCAACACTAGGTTCTTTTAACTTTGGTATTGCAGCTTTGTTAACAAGGAATGTGACATCTTTAACAGTTGTAGCAGCGTACCCATTAATACCAGTAAAAGGGAATAGGTAGTCTTTAGATGTTCCATCAAAAGTTAAACCACTACCATCTTTATACACTTTACCAGTTAATACGTTGACTATCTCAATATTACCACTTGTTATATTTATAGAATACTTCTCTTCTTCTCTACCACCAAGACCTCTATCGTAAGCATACGACCATAACTCTTCTGTAAATCCCACACTATTGCTTAATGTAAGTTTCTGAGTTGGATTTCTTTTAAGTAGCCCTCTGTCTAATGTTGGGAAAGCATTGACCATATCCTCTACTTGAGTTGATAGTCTTTGCTCTGCTGATTGTTGGTTAACTCCACCGTACAACCCATCTAATTGATTTGATATTAACATGTTAACTCAATACGTAGTTATCTTGACCATATTCTGAATCAAGCATATTGTATCTAGCAGTATTACCCTCACTTCTACGAGCAATAATATGTGCATCCTCTTCATCTTGTTGTGAATAACCATAAACACTTGTGTCCATTACAGTACGAGCTTGGAACTTCCTAGCTGCTCTAATAGTGATGAAGTTTCTAATAGGGTGTGTTAATGTATTAAAATCTAAATCCCAATACACTCTCATTGTCTGTGGTTCATCAAAAACAGATGTTTGGTCTGACTTGTTATATAGTTGCCAGTTACGCATAATAATATTTGCATCACTTGAAGAGATGTCTAATACGTTTGCTGGTATGCTTATGAAGCCACTAGCATCTTGTGGAAACTCGTAAGCCTCATCAGTGTTGATATCCCAACCCTCAGATAAAACTTCTTTCTTTGTTTCAATAAGAACACTTGCTGCTAATTGAGCTTCAAGTATTTCTGCTAATTCAGTATCATCTGATATAGGCAACTCATTAATCATTTGTAGCATTATATTTACTGATGCTAAAAAGAATTTACTTGAGTCGTATTGTGGGTCTAATATTTCCATGATGACTCCCTTAAATAGATTTTGGCATCCCCACCGAGAGGAGGCTTGATGGGGATTGAAAACCTACCGAAGTAGATTAAACGTTCTTAATAGAAACAGAACACTGTGGACGTAACGCACCAACACCATTTGAAAAATAAGCATTGATAAGTTTCGCATCAAGGAAGTCAGGTTGAGGATTGATGTCAACTTTAATATCCCATAGTTTAACCATTGCTGCTGCTTCCATACAGAATACTTGTGCAATTAGTCCAGCTGTTGCTGGTAAGTTGTTTGATGTGAATACCGTAGCACCACCAACCATTTTAACATCACCAATATCAAGACCACCGTTGTTCTTAGTGTAATCGTCAGAAACGATTGTAAGAGCTTGTGGTAAGTATTGGAAGTTAGTTGGAGTCATACCAACATAAATCTCATCAACAACATCATTAGTACGGATAGCCGCTACCGCTGCATAAACAGACTCGATAATCTCTTTACCAAGTAACTCTGCTGTAGCTGCTGCTGCAACACCGCCCGGCAATGCTGTATTTACAACAACTGTACCATCACCATTTGAAACTAGACCAGTTGCTAAAGACGATGCTTCAACTGCTGCTGAAACTTTACGGTCAATAGCATTTGCAAGACGAGTACCAAGTTGACGTACATTCATAGCAAGAGTGTCATAACGAGCAACTGCTTGTTCAAATTTGTCAATTCTACGAGACTCATATTGAGGTCTGTCAAGAGCGATGATAATCTCATCTTGTGTACCATTGTTAACGTTAACTTGAGTACCGGCTGGGTATTCAGCTAAGTTACCATTAGTAATGTCTTCTTTACCCTCAACGATGAATGAACCAGCTGATGCACCACCAGCGATAGTGTCAACACGAATAAGGTCAGCGTAACGAGTTTGTCTTTCTTTTGCTTGTAATACGTCAAGTGTGACATCTCTTTTTAAGTCAGCAGCAGAATCTGTACCGACATTAGGAGTAGTTGAACCAGTATAAGCCATGATTTGTCCTTTGCTCTTTCGAGTCTTTTTAATTTGTTGATTAGTTAGTGTTAAACCAAGTCACAAAATCAAAGGACAAAACCACGGCAACTATCCCAATCGATAGTTGGTTTGTAGAGTTGTTTTAGAAGATGTTTTAATGTTAGGTGTTAACCTAACATAATCGATACGAAAATTGTACCATATTTTTTTAAGAAAGCCAAACTTTGTCAGGAGTTACGTTCAATCTTTGTCTAAATTTAGCTTTATCAGCCGCAGAAGACACTCTACTATCAGCATAAGCTTTGTCTTTTAATAGACTAGCTTTATCTGTGTAAGGTTGTATAGCTGCCGCCGCTGGTGCATTACCACGAACTCTATCAACTGGTGTTCCCTCTTCAGCACCAACACTCTTCTCATACATAGTTTGAAGACCAACCATTAGAGCTTCACTATTATTAGGGTCTTGAATACTATGATTAAACTGCACCTTTTGTTCAGGTGTCATATTCTCAGCATGATAGTCCATAATGATGTCGTAGTTTTCTTTACCACCAACATAACTAGCATTTAAATCAAGAGCTTCTTTAAACTCATAAGCACCTATCTTAATATCTTGCTCAGTAAGACCAGTAGCTTTTAGAGTCTCTCCCATCTCAGGTGTTACAACCATACCATTCTTAAGGAACTCAGGCAATAACTCACGAACAGTTGTATTTTGTAACTGTAGCTTCTGAGCCTCATCAGCTGTTTGCTGTATCTCAGCATCAGTCTGTTTAGTCTTATCAGCTATATCACGAGTAAGGTTGGCATGTTTATCTTCGATGTTTTTAATATGGTCAGCCATCTCTTGAGGTGTTGACCACTTACCCATAAACTTACCATCTTGTAAATCTTCAGGTTTAATCTCGAAAGATATAGAACCCTCACCACCTTGTTCACTAGGAAGTCCTGATGGTGCTGGGTTCTCTCCACCAGCACCACCGCCAGTTGGATTATCACCACCCTCTTCAGCCATTAATATGTATCTATTTTTCATAATTGTTCTCCTCTCTTATGAACTCAGATTAAAATCTGAAGAAATCTTGTTTGTAATTGATAGTCGGTTGTCTATCTCTCAACTCTGCTTTAGCCAGTTTCCAAGTTAATTGTTTTAACTCTTCTTCACTTAACTGCCACATCTCTAGTAACATTGATGGCTTCCAACCTGAGTTGATATACGCTCTCAACATCTCAATAGTTGCATCTACCTTAACACCTTTCTCACCACCATATCTTGTACGACCATTCTTTTTTGAATAATCACCATATTCTTCAGCTGTAAATGTTTGAATACCTTGTGGTGCATCAATCACTTCAACCTCTAGTGGTTCAGCGGGTGTGTTATCTTTAATAATCTTACCAACCGCTTGATATGTTAACGGATTCTCTTCCGTACCCAGCTTCTCAGCAATCTCTTTGTTTGTAAAACCCTCTAACTTCATAGCTAGTATTTGTTCTATTGGCATAATCAGCCTCCTTAAATTACGAGTCATAGACTCTATACAGTCTTCAATATGAAGACTGTAAGAATTTACTTTTTCTTCTCTCTACGAGCTTTTTCTTTTTTATTAGCTGGTAAATCTACCGCACTAACAACTTTTGTCTCTTTCTCTTTTGCCATAACGTCCTCCTCGCTTAAGATTTATTGCTGTGGTTGCTGAGTAATATTTTTACCAGCTTGTTGACCAACAGACTTAGCACCCTCTTCTGCGAGTGTTTGTTCTGTTTGAGCATTTTTGTTCGCTTGAGTCTCCTGAGTCACCTCTTCAGAAGTCTTCATAAGACCAACAGTATTGATACCATCAAACGCTGCATATCTACTAAGTAGCTCATTGTCTTTAACCCAATGATTAAGTTGTAAGTTAGCTGCTCTACCCATGAAGTTGTCCATTTTTTGTGCTTCAGCTGAACGACCAAGAGCATCAAGACCCGTAAGAACATCAACATCTACAGCATCAAAAGTAATTTTCAACTCCTCCATTACTTTAGTAACAATCCACTTAGACCATTTTAGAGCCATCTTAGAATAGACACCAGCAAGAGTAGAAGCTTCCAACTGTTGAGCCATAACTCTAATCTCTTCAGCTGTAACACGCTCAGCATCACGTTGAACAGAACCGGTATCTAAGAAGTTAGACATCAATTCTCTTTTGATAGCTGTCTCTCTTTCATTAGATACTTGAAAGTCAAAACCTTTATTTAGTTGAAATGCTGTGATGTCTTCAGCAGACCCATCGATAGTAGCTCCATTACTTGCTTTAGTAACATCAGCCTTACGAGTACGACCACCACGTTGATTAACTAGGATAATACTCTTAGCAGCAATAACAGCACCTTGAGTATTAAGTTTACCAAGCTTATCTATCTGCTCCATATCTGCATAGTAGTCTTCTGCAAATGGTCTATGGTAAGCGTCACCTTGTACCCAGTTCCAACCGAAATATCTGAATGGTAAAGAGTCATAATCTTTATATGACTTCTCTTTACCTACAATCTCACCATCGATGTCTTGCTTCATCATCCACTTGCTTGTATCTTTATCTATAGCTAGTAAAGTATAAAGCTCGTACTCTTCTTTCTCTTCTTTAGGTGTAATCCCATCAGGCAACATCGCTAGTTTCTCAACTATACACATAGCTAATGGCTCACCTCTCGAGTCTAGCTTAACTACAAATGAGCGAAGAGGAAAGATTGATATACCCTCTCTCTCATTCTTCTCTACTATAACACTACCCACAACGATTTGTTGTAGTAACATGTCAAATAGTGAGCTTCTGATTTGCTGGTTCTCTATCTCTGAGTTGATAGCATCTGTATTGAGTGATAGTTGTTGACGAATACGCTCAATCGCTTTCTCGTTGCCTTGAAACAACTTCACCATAGCCAGTGCATCAGGCTTGAGACGAAAAGAAGATGTTGCTGGTGGTAATAGTGCCATACCCATTTTAGATTTTAGGTTGTTTACTTGTCGTCCATTGAATGATTGTGCTGCTGATTTGAATAACTCAGACCCACCATCACTACCATCGGCTCTGAACACATAAGGCAATGAAATCTCTGATATTGCTTGTGCTCTGTCCTCGTAAGGTTTACGGTCACTAAGGTTTTTATCGAAAAACTCTGATGGTATTGTGTTGGCTATATCAATCATGTCTCATCCTCTTTATTGTCTTCTTCCCCATCTTTAGGTGGAAGACCTTTCTCACGTATCTCTTTAACCTCATCTATTAAAGCTAGTTGTCCTAATAGAAAGTTCCTCTCATCATCAGGAAGAGCCAAGTCTTCCATAGTGATAGCGTATGTTTCCTCTAAATGAGCAATTATTTCATCAATCATACTGTAAATCCTAACCCACTGCGACCACCAGTTGAGCCACCAAGGGCTGAAGTCTTGGGTATTAAGAAGTCTTGGGTAGAGCCTCCAACGTCTGTCGCATCATCCGCACCAAACTTAGTCTCACCAAGAGCCTCCTCTTCAGGTTTAGTCTCTCTAGCAATACGGTCAGCTTCAGCTTTAGAGGCTGCTGCTTCTTTCTCTCTACGTTTACGGTCTGCTTCAGCAGCTTTCTCTTGCTGCTTCTGTGCATATATAGTAGAACCAGCACCAACAGCAACAGCTAAAACCGTAGCTGAAACTGGGTCTCTATATACTGCTGGACAATTACCAACCAATTTGTTATGTAAATTAAACATTTTTACCTCCATAAGCATAAAGTATATCGTTATTGTATTCAAATCTGAACTTAAATCTACTCAGACCTTTACGTATATTGTTTTCTCTATCTTTCGTTCCCGATAGCAGACATATCTCACCCTTGTTATAGAAGTTAATGATGTCTCTTATCATACCTATAGTAAAATCATAGTCAGTATTTATTGCTGTAGTTGCAAGATATGTTATACCATGCAACTCTTTGCTACCGATTAGTCCAAATGGCTCATTATCTTTATAGTAGATTTTTGGTTTTAATGTAAACCAATAGTTCTTATATTCTTCACCAACAATTTCTGCTATAATATTTTCATAATCCATAGCAGAAGTATATCATAAAAAATTAAAATAGTAAGGATGATGAGAATGACAACTGAACACATGAGTTATCTTGTACCTTTTAATAGAGAGTTGGACGTACCTTATCGTGCACCAAAGAAGTTGAAAGATATGGTGAGCTATATCTTCTCTCATGTAACCGTACCAAGTAAGCAGAGGAAGTTGTTTATCGATGTGTCCAGTATGGGTAGTCGAAGTCTTGTCAACGATATGGCTGTAAGAGCTATAGCTATGGCTCGTCATTTTGTCGAACACCCTAATCAGTATGGTGGGTCAATGGAAAACATACAGTTCCAAGTGTTGAGACGTATGTGGGTACAAGTATTCAACCACATGCACAAACAAGAACGTTACCCTGATGTTGACAGTGACGACTGGACATATTTAGGTATCACGTATAAAATGTTGACCATCGAGAACGGTTTTTGGGATGAGTTGTTGCGTGTTGTAATAGATAAAGACTATCATCAGACTAATGACGACATGGTAAAGCGACGTGATGGTATAGGTTTGCGTGAACGCAAGAACAATAAAGTGTCGGATAGAGCCTCATTGCGTGAGGGTGGTACGTATTTTGAGTATTTAAGCAGTTTGGAATGATAGATTATTAGCGATACGTCTGTGTTGTAGATATTTCTCTTTAGCTTCGGTAGTAGGATTGTCTATCCATTCGAGTTGATGAGTGCGATAGTTGTATTTATAAAGCAAGTTCGTTCCGTATTGAAACCACTGTATCATAACATACTCCCGTAGGCTCAGTCTTTCCTGAGAGTCAAAAAATTATTAACCTCACTTCACACTTTACATGTGACCTTTTAAGTTAATTGAGATGACGAGTCATCCGTATAGGTATTATAGTGGAGGGCGACTTAAGCTAACTTTAAAAAGCTGGAATTTGCTAGAGAAATCGATTTAGGGCTACCCACCCCCACAGCGATTTGACATTTACCCCATAGCCCTCGTATAAAACGCAACTTGACTGATAGCTTTTAGCTGTGATATTAAGTAATATTAACACTGATAGCGTACAAACTACAGCTATTTGTTATGGTCTCAACGCTGTGGAGCAAGGTCAAAGCAACTGTTCTACAGCCTACACTATCAACTATCAACCGCTCGCACGTGATAGTATCACTCCAAACTTAAAGCTATATAACATACTATATAATTTACTATATAGTATGTTATATAGTGACAGCAGCGTGACGTTCAACAACCGAATACTAATAGCTATTAACTCAACAACCGAATACTAATAGCTAATAAAATAATAAATAAAAATATATTATGCAACTCTTTTTTAGCCTACACCATAAACTATCACTCAGCAGTTGAGCCGATAAAAACAAATAAATAATAAATATTAAATATTAATGCAATACTTTTAATATTATGTTAACCAAAATAGCTAAATTTTACATTTTATTTCTACAAATTATTTCAGAATGTTTTTATTTTAACAAATTTCACAATTCGCTACAGCTACCACAAACACGATGTTTTAGAGATGTTCATTTACAGTCTGTTTACTATTCGTTTACTTTTCTACGTTAAATTTTCAGGGTCGGAGGACGTTAACCTACAACACGTGAGACAACACAAAAAAATCAAAGGCTTACCATGACAACTTTAACTATTAACACTAACAATGAGACACTAGCAAATATGACTGATAACATTACTAAAGCACAAACGATACGTGCTAATACAGTTCAAAGCATTATACGTGATACACTTGACTATGCTAACGACCATAAAGAAGTATTTAGTACAAAGAAAAATGCAATAAGTGTTTTTATCAAACAACACCTTAACAGTAATGTTGATACATATACGAAACGTGCATTAAAAGTGGCGAAACTTATTCTAATAGATGGGTACAAAGTTAAAAGAGAATTGTTAACACTTGCACAAATCGAAAACCTATTAACATTTAACAAAAATACTGTTAATAAATTAATGCAATTTGATGGTGACATGTATATCGATGAAGTTAAAGAACTAATTAAATCGGCGAAAATCGAAAAAACAACTAAAGTATTCAGTGCTAAAAAAGCAAAAGATATATAGTACCAAGCCGGTACTATATAAATATTGTGTACAGCTTTAAACGTTAACAGTGGTTAACCTCTTTAGAGTTGTTAGAATATTTATAGACTTTAAACGCTCACAGTGGTGAACCTCTTTAGAGTAGAACGAGACTTTTTATCTAACGTGTTGTTAGACTTTTTATTTAAAAACTTTATAAGGCAAAAACAATTATTTATATGGTGCCGAAACTGTATAGAAACCTAATGTTATCCGATGGTACGTCGGCACTCTAAACTTAGATATAAACGAGTGAAAAAAAGTAAACAAGCAAATATACAATTTGCGGTTATTGAATCAAAGCAATAACAAATATATTGCTACATGTAACGAGACTATAATTATTTAGTTTCATTATTACATGGAGCGTATATCTTTATTAAGCATAAAGTTGTGAACTCATGGGAGCTTTTACAAAATTATCTTTATGTTTAAAGAGGTATAAAAATGTATGTATTAAAAAATAGATGGAACGATACTTGTATCAGTGGTAGTTATCATGTATGTTTAGAGTATGCAAAAACTCACAAAAACGAAATGGGCGGGTGTTATGTAATTACACCGGAGGCTTAAAATGATTACTTTAGATGATATACATTTATTAGGGTTATCAATGTTCATGGGTGCGATGGTAGTTTACATCGGAATTATAATAAACGAAATAATAACAGAAGAGGGATAAAAAGATGGATGGATTAAAAATAGATTTGAGTGGAGTTATTAACACGGCTATTGATGAAAAAATGGCTGAGTTTGATGTTGAAGCACAGATAAAAAATATGTTAGAAGATGTAGCGAAAAATGCAAGTAAAATATTAACTGTAAAAGTTGAGGGTGGTGCTAAAGAGGGTAAAAAATTCCCTTTGGTGCACAAACAATTTGAGGACTTATTAGCTGTTGCTAGTATGCAAGGTATTAACACGCTTTTAACTGGTGGTGCCGGTTTGTCAAAAAGTACGGCTGTAGAACAATTAGCTGAAGCTTTTGAGTTGGGCATGGGTAGTATATCGTTTTCAAACCAAACTACTAAAACCGATTTATTGGGTTTTGTTGATGCAAATGGTATCTATCGTAAAAGTGGTTTTGTTGATGCGTTTGAAAATGGTAAAGTGTTTTTAGCTGATGAAATGGATGCGTGTAGTGCTAATGTTTTGGTATTGTTAAATAGTGCCATCTCTAATGGTTTTATAGAAACTCCTGATGCAAAAGTTATCCATGCTCACGAAAAATTTAGATTTGTTGGAACTGCTAATACCAATTTACGTGGCTCTAAAGATGGTTTTACTGCTAGAAATAAATTAGATAGTGCAACGATTGATAGATTTGTTGTTATTGATTGGGAACTAGATAAAGACCTAGAAGAAAAACTTACTAATAACAATGGTTGGTTAAAGATTGTACGCAAGTGTCGTAAAATCGCAAGTGAACAATTAGAGGGTATTACTATTACTCCTAGAAGTTCTTATGATGGTGCAAAGCTTTTAAAAGCTGGTATGGACGTTGATAAAGTTATTAGAATGGTAATAATTAAAGCAATGGGTATTGATGAAGAGGAAACTCTACTAAAACCTATTACTGCAAATATGAAAGCAAGTGCTGTGAAAGATGCCGGTATTAAAAAAGAGAAACGACCTGAAGTGGTAATACCTGAAGTGGGAACACCTAAAGAGGTAGAAGAGCCTGAGTATGAAGAAATAGATGATGACGACGTTGAGCCGTTTCAATGGTAAAAAGGATATATTATGCAATTAGATACTGAAGTAATAGAGGGTTGTAAATCTCTTCATAAAATACCTACTTATTTGGAAAAGGCTAATATCCGCAAAGATGATAAGATTATCGAAATGGGTACATTAAGCAACTATAAAAAATTTATGCTTTTACACAAAGACTTTAGAGGTGCAAGTGAACACTCTTCTATGCAAAATGGTGGTGGAAGTTTTACGGGTGTTAATAATTATGATGACTTCCTAACTCTACTAGATACGGGTGATGAAGATGTTATGCGAAAAATTAAAATTGAGACAACTAAGCAAGTAGCTGAACTTAGTAAAAAGTATGAAGAGGTTATAGCTAGATATAAGTTTGACACTTCAGGTCAGTTCTTTGATGTTGGTTTAGTGTTAACGGGTATTCCTGAAACATGGTTAGAGCCTGATAATGTTGAGGAAGAAAAAGTTAGAGTTGAGATTATAATCAATGGTACATTCCATTCGGGTGTTAGTAAAGATGATGTTGTGGTTGGTGCTGGTCGTATCTTAGCAATAATAAAAATACTTGAAGATAATGATGTTGAGGTCAGACTTAAAATTGTATCTTGTATTGATAATTGTGGTCATGGTCACAATTTGTATGTTGCAACTGATGTGAAAGATTATGATGAACCTATTAACTATAAAAAATGTTCGGCACTTTTAAGTCCTACATATTTAAGAAGAGGTATGTTTAAAGTAATGGAACTTGTTGCAAAGAAAAAATTGTCTAGTAGTTATGGTCGTCCAATAAATGTTAATGGTTTTATTGAGATACATCAAAGAAAAAGCATTGATGCGTTAGAAAAAAGATTATTTAAACAAGGAGCAAAATAATGAAAAAGTTTACGAAAGGTATGAGTTATATATTCAATGGTAAGTTACGTATAAAGTATATAGTTCACCAAACCGGATTAAAATCATGGAGGGCTACAGTTTTTTCACATGTTATGGTTGACAGTCTTGAGTGGAATTTTGTTGTGTTAGAGGGTAACGCAACAAGTTTATTTGAAAGGCTTATAGAAGTTACCAACAGTGAAGAAGATGGTTATGAGGTACGAGCCTACAACACAAACGAAAGTTTGAGAAAAGATATGTTTAATATCTTAAAATTTGGAAAGTTTGAGGAGTAAATTATGGGTGCATATTATGAAGCAACAATCGGTGAGGGTGAGAACGCTAGAAGATTTTGTACTCACAAAACGGGTAACGGGTTAAAGTTGATGGAACATAGTTATATCAGTAATGATTATTGTATGGTTATTATGAGTATGTTGTTAAACAAACCTCAACCTTTAGTGTGGTTATGTGATTACCACGAGGCTGATGATTTAACAAGTCTCACATGGGATAATGTTAAAGAATTTGAGGGTTATGACCAAACTAATCACTTTGAGAAAAGTAATTGTTATGTTTTCAATCACACTAAAAAACTCTTCATTAATCTTGGTCAACTACATAATAAAGGTAAAGCTGAAAATGATGGTTGGGCTATACACCCTATACCTATATTGTGTAACTCTGATGAACGTTCACGAGGTGGTGGTGATTATCACCCTGAAGATAGTCGTAGAGCAACTTGGTGTGGTGACTTAATAGAAACATCTAAGTCACCTCGTAATATAGGTTATGAAGATGTAACCGAAGACTGTTGGTTTACAGAGTAATGAGTCCTAAAACTATTAGAGCCATACTAAGGGCTTATGAAGATGGTGTGACATTGGAAGCTTTGAGCCATTTGTTTAAAGTAACTCAGCATGAACTGATTATCATGGTTCATGCTTACAAAATAGGAAAGAAAAATGTCAGATGTAATGATATTAACACTTGATGTGTTATTGGTTCTAGGTATATTTATTTACGTAAAGAGATTATGGAAAGGGAGTAAGTACGATGGGTAATATAACTGTAATGAGTACGAGTGCAACTATGAACTATTTAATGAGTATAGAAAGGTTGACACTTAAAGAGGTTCGCATAATATTGGGTGAACCTTTAAGAGAAGCGAGACTGTTGGTTAGTGGTAAAAGAGATTTTACTAAACAAAACTATTTAGATGTAATTTTTAACTTCCCTCAGTTGGTGGGTCGTATCGAAAATTTTGAAAATGTAAAAGGATAAGTTATGGGCTTATATGTTGAAGCAAAAATAAATGGTAAGAAATTAAATTGGTTGACGAGTAATGGTAGATTAGCAACTTATATGGGTATAGCTAAAGCTGACGAGTTTAAAGTGTGTTGGGTTGACAATGGAGCGTTTGAAGCTGTTGCTGTAGCGTTTGATGATAGAGAGTTAGAGATGTTATCAAAACCTGATGGTAGAAGCAAGTTATGGTTCATAGTGAGTAAAGCTAAACTAAAAGAGGTGTGTCCTGAATGGGATACTTATGTTAAGCCTACTGCTGGTGGTCGTATGAGAGAAGAGATGAAAAAACACGATGAGATGAAAAGTGGTATTCACGCAACGTTTGAAGATACCGGTGATGGTATTACGGTGAAAGCTAGTGTTAATGCTAACCAACATGAGGTTGAGGCTTTAATTAAAAGTCTTTTAAACATGATAGCTAGGAATAAAAAGGTTCATGTAACTACAGTGTTGAAAGATATAGTTACGGGCATGATGATTGATGAACTTGGAAAGGATAAGTAATGACTATTCAATATGAAGGAAATGATATGCACACTATCTATTTGGAAAATAGAAGTATTATAATATCTAAAGCCGAAATCAATGAAATTCAAGAGTTTAATTTAGAAACTGAGAGGGATTTTGAAAAAACTCGTGAAGAAATGCAAGATGAGATTGATGCAAAAGATGACAAAATCTTAGAATTGACTCTTCAAATCATGGAGTATGAGGGAAAAGGTAGTAACGACACCTAAAATCTTACTACTTTTTACTACCTCGTTACTACCGCTGTACTTCCACGCACAAGGAGGCTACAGCCAAAGGTAGTAAGGTAGTAATCTTATATGTCACAAGGAAGAAGTTTTAATTTAGAAAAAAATAAAAGATATTTAGTAAAGGAGGGAATATTTACTACTTTACTACACCATATATTTTATTCTTATCAAACCACCACCACCACGGCACAAAACGGGGTAGTAAAGTGGTAGTTTTTAGGGAGTAAAATGTAGTAATGAAAAATTTTAATAACATGGTTCGTTGCCCAACGCAACGATGTTTGAGATGGTAGTAATACCCATTACTACTTTTATTTACAAATTTATGATATACTTTCAACATAAGAACGATTAATCTCGTGTCTCCCATGACACAACTTTTCCATCTTCGGATGGAGACACGAGATTAGTCGTAACTTTTAACTAAGTCCAAAGAGAATTGTTGTGGGAGACACTCTTTTTGTAGGCTATACAAACTTATACCCAAAAGGAGGAAACATGTTGAAAGAGATGTTAATCAAAGAAACGTTTACGTACGACAAGTCTACGGACGAAATCGGTTGGTTACATTTGAACGCTCACAGCAGTAACAAACCTACTGTTCACAAGGGTAAGTATAAGAGACCACCCTATTGCGTTGCTAGGAATGGTAAACACTGTGCTGTTACATTAATCAAGGAGGTGTTAGGATGAATAATACTCTCAAAGATGCTTATGAACAATATCGTTCTAAAGGGTTTATATTACAAAAATCTGCACGATACAAAAAACATGCGTTCAGAGAGGGTGCTTACGCTGACCGTGAAAACGAGAAATTAGTTGACAGTGCTACGGGTTATGTTGGTATCATTCCACCAAATCTGATTATTGTTGACAATGACAAGTATGAGGAACATAATGAGTTTGATAAACTACTCAAAGACCTTGACTTAGACTACACACCCGAACCATTTGCTTTAACACCTAGTGGTGGTGAGCATTACGCTTTTGAAAATCCAAACACTGACATGGTAATCGGTACACACGGTTACAAGGCTGTTGACATATACGCTGGTTATCAATCGGTTATTCCTATCGTTGGTACAACTGTTAAAAACAAGCAAGATGTTCTAGCCTCATACGAATGGGCTGATGATATTACTGAAGAGTTTATTGTCAACAAATTTGATGACTCGATGTTGGAAGTTCTAAAAATGAGGGAACGGGCTGAAGCTTCAAATAATCCATACGATGATGACATGGGTTTAAGTGTTGCTATCAAAGCTGAGAATATGCCCGATGAAGAAATCAAATCTTTACTCGAAGCATTACCTGAGAATTTAGACTACGACACTTGGATAGCTGTAGGTATGTGTATCTATGACAGATATGAAGCTAACGAAGATGGTTTAAAACTCTTCAAAGAATTTTCTAAGAGGTCTTCAGAGAAATATGAAGAAGAGTTAACTCTTAAAAAGTGGAACTCAGGAGCATTAAAACCTACTCAAACTACCTACAAGAGATTGAGAAGTATCACCAACGAGTTATCTCTGAAAGATATTGAGACAGACATAACAACTGCTAGTGAGAAAGATTTGCGAAAGATTATTAAAAACGTAGCATCTATGCCTCGTTTAAATACTCGTGGAAAACTTGATGACAAGGTTCGTGATGATTTGGCTGTTAAGATAAACACTCGTATGAAAGACCTTAAAAAACTTGACCCGACTGTAAAGGTTGTTCAAGCACGTACTCTTACAAAAGAGATGCAACATGAGGTTAGTGAGGAAGAGATTGAAGAGAAAGGTATTGATGCTAAAGCCTACCTAAAGGGTACAAAATATGTAGTCCGTATTGGTAAGAAAAAAGTTGAAGACCTCAGTGCTACAAGTGCTGTAACCACTCTGACAAATCTTGGAATACCAAACGCTATGGCTAAGACAATAGTTAACAAAGCTACTGTAATCAGCGGTACAGAGATGACAACAGATTATATGCTGGGTCAAGATATTTCTTACAACATTGAGAACGCAGAGGGTGTTGAGAAACTTCCACTGCTTGTTGCTAGAAAAGACCCGTTCTATGATGTGAAAAGTTACATCGAGAACGAGGAGATAATCAATGACTTCATGCAAAAGATTTGGAACGGTAAGGCTCAAGATATTGTTGAGTTAATCGCTCTAAGTATTCGCTATGGTGAACAAAAGTTAAATCGTTTAATGACAGTTGCACCCTCTAACACGGGTAAGACTGAGATTTATACGATGCTTGGTTTTCAAAAGATAACTATGCCTCGTTTACTTAACGGTTTACGTGGTGACAAAGGTATTGGTACACAAGTTGTCAACGGTGTTAAAGACAGTGGGTTACTCCTGATAGATGAGGCTAACAAAGCTTTAGAAGCTGAGATTAAAGACCTTGATAAAGACTTGTATGTTGATGAGTTTGGTGCCGGTGGTGGTACGCAAAAGATTAAGTTGCACTTCACTGCATTGACATCAACACACAAGACAGCCACACGTAATAATTCAGATGAATTATACAATCGTTTCTTACAAGTGGAGTTATTGGAAAGTGAGACAGCATATCACGTTACACACAGTCCTATATTCCAACAAGACAGCGTGTTATATACTGAGGTAATAAGCTCGTATCTTCGTTACCATTTCAAAAAATGTTTGACTGAAGACATGTACGACAAGCAATACTTTAGTGAGCTGCAAGGTAAGTACAGACTACCTCTCAACAATGACCTAGATGAGTTCCTTTATGGTGTCTCTGAACAAGTCATATCTAATCTAAAGCATTTAGCTTCAGATGAGGGTGACATACTTATCAGACAAGGTGAGTATTACGCTAAACGCAAGGGTGATATAACAGCTATGATAGAAGACCTACTCAAAGAAGTATCTTCAATAGACCACGGTAAATACGGGGAAAAAATAGCTAGTCATTTCATCGGTGCTCAAAGCAAGACAATTAAAATCAACGGTAAACCCGTTAAGTATTACCCGTTAAATCTAAAGACATATACTCAAGACAAAGAACAACAAGTTGTTGACGAATTTGAGGACTTGGACTTAGAAGAATTTTAGTAAGGCTTAAGGAAACTTAAGCTAAACTTTCAATATACAAATAAAACTAAAAGGATAAAAAGTGAAAATCACATTTAACACATTATGCGAAAAAGAAGTAAATGAGGCGGTCTCATATTTACAAAGTATAGGTATGGTTCCAATAGATATACCACAAGTGGCTGTCAGCGTAACAGAAACAGTACCAGAAGAGCCAAACGAGGTTGAAGTAATACCTGAACCTACCCCTAAGCCTAAAAGAGCTTCTAAGCCAAAAGCTGAGCCTAAAAAAGAAACGGGAATTACATTAGCTGATTTAAAAGAATCTGCTAAAAATGCTGTAACTCGTTCTTCAAGAGAAGATGTTAAGAAGACTATTGGTGAGTTCGCTGAGAAATTAGTTGAAGTTAAAGAAGCTGACTACGGTAAGCTTTATAAAAAACTTCAAGAATTAGGTGCGTAATGAAACACGCTAGATTAAGCCCATCGAGTTCTGCTCGTTGGTTAAGTTGCACAGCTTCGGTTGAAGCCTCTGAGAGTTATGAGAACAAAGGTAACTCTGCTTCTATATGGGGTACTAATGTACACTACTTAGGTGAGCAATTACTTATTGGTAATGATGTTGAAGTTGGTCAAGAACACACTGAGCAAGGTGTTAAGTTCACAGTTGATGAAGAGATGTTGCGTGTTGCTGAAGAGTATGCTGACTATGTTAACTCATTCATTGACAATGAGAGTGTTACACTAATCGAAGAACAATTTGATTTAGGTTTTATATCACCTAATCAATTCGGTACTTCTGATGCAACGGTTCTTAATGGTACACATCTTCACGTTATGGACTTAAAAACTGGTCACGGTATAGTGATGGCTGAACATAATACTCAACTAATGTTATACGCTCTTGGAGCATTGCATGAGTTGGAAGATATTTACGACATCGAAACTGTTACACTCCATATCGTACAAACTCGTGCCGGTCATATTGACACGTGGGAATTAGATGTTAAAACTCTAAAGTTATTTGAGATGATTGCTAAGGCTCAGGCTGAAGCTATTATCAATGGTGACACTGAGTTCACACCATCTGAGAAAGCTTGTAAATGGTGTAACCACGCTGTAAATTGTGAGGCTCTTAAGGCTCATGTTGAAGCAACTGTAAAAGGTGCGTTTGAAAACCTAGAGGACATTGATGGTCAAGCTGACTTGATAGACACAAACCACATCAAAAAGATACTTGACAATAAAGAGTTGATAACTAGATTTATCAAAGCTGTAGAAGCCCGTAGCCTTGAATTAATGCAAGAGGGTACAGTTATTGATGGTTACAAGTTGGTCGAGTCTAAGACTAATCGCAAGTGGGAAGACGAAGAGGCTGTTGCAAAATACCTTAATCGTAAAATTCCAGCTGACAAGTTGTGGAGTAAAAAACTTATTCCTATGACACAGATATTAAAGCTTAGACCTAAAGATAAAAAACTACAAGAGATGTTAATCAAGCCCGAGGGTCAACCTACTGTTGCACCGTTATCGGATAAAAGAAAACCTATCGGCGCTGTTGCTGATGAATTTGAGGAGTGTTAATTCACTCCCCTTTATGTGTTGCCTGAAATGGCTTCTTAAAAACTAAAACTAAAATGCTATAAGGATAAAATCATGGCAACTATTAAAATTCCAAATGCTCGTTTGAGCTTCCCAAGTCTATTTCAAAAAGCTAACTTCAATGGTGATGTTACTAAGTACGAAGCTACAGTGTTGTTTCCTAAGTCGGACACAAAAACTTATGATGCAGTTATGTCTGCTATTGAAGAGTGTAAAAAAGCTAACAAGCTAAAAGTTGGTGCTGACAAACTATTCATCAAGGATGGTGATGATAGTGAGTATGATGGTTATGAGGGTCATTGGGCTATTAAAGCTTCTAACAACAAACGTCCTACTGTAATCAATCGTGACAAAACTCCTCTTGTAGAAGAAGATGAGGTTATGTATGCTGGTTGTTACGTAAATGCGATTATCGAACCGTGGGGTCAAAACAACTCATGGGGTAAACGTATTAATGCTAACTTGCTTGGTGTTCAATTTGTTAAAGATGGTGAGCCGTTCTCAGATGGCGGTAAAACTGCTGATGTTGACGACTTTGAAGACATCGAAGACGAAGAAGAGTATTAGATTGCTAGACTGACCGAAAATAATCGGTCAGTCAATGGAGTCTAACTTCAAATAAAGTGTTTAATCACACTATAAAAGGATAAATGATGACAACTGAACAAATGAAAAAAGAGTATGAAGCTAACCAAGACTTAGTAAGATATGGGTTTCCTACAAAAACGACAAATAAAAGATTTGTAAAAATAGGGAGAGGGGATAAAAATTGGCATAATTATTGGACATACAAACTAATCCTAAAAGAACACGAACATATTAGTGATGCAGTTATAGCTAATCCTGATGTGGAAGTGGAGTTTATGGATAGTGAAGCACTTAAATATTTTATCAGTGTTGATAAAGGTGCTTTCTTTAATGGGTATCAACCATGTTTTGATTACAGACTAGCAAAAGCCAAATGCGATGGTAGATGGAATGGTTACTATATCGAAGCATCAAAAGAAGCTTATGATAAGTTAGTAGAGTTGGGGTATGAAGATGACTATAATTATGAATATTATGTTAATGACGATAGACAATTCATCGGAATAATTGATAACGAAATATGTGGGTATAAAAGAAACCCATCGCTTAAACCATTCTACCTAGTAGATGGAAAGTTTGCAGAAACTAAAGGGGAAAAAGATGAAACTGATACCATATCTACTAATACCAATATTAACACTAATAATGATGCTAATGTTAACGTTACTACCATTTCAATAAAAGACAAACAAGGCAAAGAGTATAGCTTACAAGACTTTGAAAAAGATATACATAATTTGTATGATGGAGATTTTAGAATTGATATTACTACAATGTTCAAAGATAAAAGTGTTCATTTAGATTTTTACTATGGAATAAAATTTGAATCAACTAGCACACAAATTGATGATGCTTTAAGAGCTGTTTTAAAACAAGTTGAAGGCTACCTAACACCTATAAAACCAAAATGGTATGAAGATGAGAATAATTTTCCAGCATTGATAGTTTATGAAGAAGAACCTCTTAGAATATCAGTTACAACTAAAATAGAAGATGATAAGTTTTACGACTCTCTTGATTTTATAGGACATCAATATCAATGCAGACTAGCAACCAAAGAGGAACTAATGAGCCTCCATTATTTAGATAAGGAGTAAGGTTATGGATAATAGAGAACAATTAAGAGTAATAGGACTAGCATTAATTACAGCAAGTATTTTGATGTCAATATTACTAATAGCTATGTTGTAAAGGATAACTAATGTTATGTAAAGCAGAAAAAATAGATGGTAGTGGAGAAATTGAGGGGTATTTGCATAAACATTTAGACGAATACTCAATTTTTAAAGATGAAGTAGCAGAAAGATGGGGAGAATTAACAACAATCTCTAGTGGTTATAAAATAAAACCTGAAACACTCAAATACTCATTTGATGGTGGTAAGAGTTGGTATAGTGAGGATAAGATACAAATTATCTTAGCTAGACGTGAAGCAATGGCTATTAAAGGAGTTAAACAATGACTAAATTAATCTGCCTTGACATAGAGGTTCTTCCCAATTATTTTTTGATAGTTATTAAAGGTTTACAATCTAATAAATATCTAAAGATGGATATGTACGGGGCTGGTACTAAACTAACCAAAGAGCAAAGAAGTAAGCTTAACAACATGTTAAGTAAATATACTTCTTTCGGATATAACTCACTAAGATACGATATGCCTCAAATCAATTACGCACTAAGTGGTGCCACATGTCGAGAGCTTTATGAAAACTCTAAGAAGATTATTGAAAACAATCAACCTGATTTCATAACTTACCGTAACTTAGGTATTGACCCTAGACCTTACGACCATTTTGATGTAATGGAACCATCACCAGCGGTAATGATTTCATTAAAGAATTATGGTACTCGTGTTGGCTCTAAGAAGCTGCAAGAGTTTTATCTTGACCCACATACAGCAATCAATGAAGACCAAATACGAGGACTTACAAAATATTGTGAGAATGATGTTGAAGTCACTGTTGATTTATACGAAGCGATTAAAGACCGTATAGAACTGCGTGTAGAGATGGGTAAACAATATGGGCTTGACCTACGTTCTAAATCAGATGCACAAATAGCTGAGACAGTTATCACTTCAGAGTTAAAGAAGATGGGTGTCACTGCTAGGAAACCTGAGTTAAGCAACTCGTTTAAAGCACATTACACTGCTCCTGATTATGTTAAATTTAAAGACAAAAAGCTTAACGAATTAGTTGAGATGTTAGAAGATATAAATTTTGAAGTAGCTTCTAACGGTGCTGTTAAGATGCCTAAGATTTTAGCTAATCATAAAATTGTTATCGGTGACACGACATACAAAATGGGTATCGGTGGGTTGCACTCACAAGAGAAGTCTATTAGTGTTGTATCAAACGAGACACATGTTATGCGTAATGCTGACTTCGATGCTTACTACCCGTTTATTATATTAAATCAAGGTCTTTATCCTAAACATCTAGGTGATAAGTTCTTGACTGTTTATAGGTCGATAGTTGAGAGACGTATGAAAGCAAAACGTGAGGGTGATAAAGTTGTAAACAGTTCACTTAAGATTGTTATCAATGGGTCATTTGGAAAGTTTGGCTCAAAGTATTCTAAACTATATTCACCCAACATGTTACTGGCTACAACGATTACTGGACAGCTAACACTGCTTATGTTAATAGAACAGATGGAACTTAACGATATTCCAGTAGTGTCTGCTAACACGGATGGTCTTGAATATTTTTGTCCTCGTGATAAAGTGGCTCTAGCTGAAGCTATTGTTTTTGACTTAGAACTTGTAACCGGATTTAATATGGAACACGGTGAGTATAAATCTTTACACGCTAAAGATGTTAATAACTACGTTGCTGTTTATGATGGTGAGACTAAAGCTAAAGGTATTTACGCTGAGACAACATTAAGTAAAGGTCGAAGTACACCTATAGTTTATGAGGCTATCAGAAAGTATTTACTTGATGGTACAAGTTTTCACACAACAATAACTACGTGTAAAGATATAAATCAATTTGTATCTGCCCGTACAGTTAAGAGTGGTGGAGTTTACAAAGGTGAGTATCTTGGAAAGATGGTACGTTGGTATTACTCAACAGATGGTGACAAGATTACTTACAGTAACAACGGAAACCTTGTACCAAAGACAGCTGAGGGAAATGGTGTTAGACCTATGATGGATTTAACAGAGGACATACCTGAAGATATGGACTACGATTGGTACTTTGATGAAGCAGTATCAAAATTAAAAGACTTAGGAGTTGATTATGAGTTGTAGTAATGGTAAAGGTGATTGTTTTAAAGTAGCGTTTGAAATGCTATTGGAAGATGAAAATATGATTTTAGTGCATGGTTTACCTTTTGGTACTGGGGGTGATGCTGAGGGATTGAGATATAACCATGCTTGGTGTGAGTTGGATGGCTTGGTTTATGATGGAACAATACCCATCATAATAAATAAAGAGGAATATTACAAGCTTGGAGATATTCAAATAACTTACAAATATAACAGAGAGGAAGCTCTTAAAAAGATTTTTGAAACTGAGATTTATGGTTGTTGGGAAGATGAGCTAAAGGAGTATCCATAATGTTAGCAAAAAACAAACTTCATAACTACCAACACCGTGCTGTTAATCACATCTTAGATATTCCTAAGTCCGCTTTGTTTTTAGATATGGGTTTAGGTAAGACAGTCTCAACGCTTACAGCCATAGAGGACCTTATGTATAACAGCTTTGATGTTGGTAAGGTTTTAATCATTGCACCATTGCGTGTATGTAACACTGTATGGATGCAAGAGGCTAAGAAGTGGGAACACACTCAAGGCTTGACGTTCTCAAATATGGCTGGTGGTAAACAAAAGATGCTTACGGGTTTACAACGTAAGGCTGACATTTATATAATCAACAGAGAGAATGTTAAAGCTTTAGTCCTACACTTAGGTAAGAAGTGGGATTTTGATATGGTTGTTATTGATGAGAGTTCTTCGTTCAAGTCACCATCATCACAACGCTTTAAAGCTCTAAAGAAAATGTTACCTATGATTACTCGTACCGTATTGCTTACTGGTACACCGGCATCAAATGGTTACGGTGATTTATACTCACAGTTCTTTTTACTTGATGGTGGGTTTAGATTGGGTAGAACGCAAACGATGTTTAGAACTAGATACTTTGACAAAGACTTCATGGGTTGGACGTACACGTTGCGTGATGGTGCTGTTAAGATGATACAAGACCAAATACAAGACTTAGTATTATCGATGTCTGCTGAAGACTATCTTGAACTGCCTGACTTTATACCCACAGTGTTGGGTAATGAGTTAGAGGGTGAGTTGTTACGCAAATATCTAAAGTTCAAGAACGATATGATATTAGCTATTGAAGCTGAAGATGATAAGATTACAGCTATGAGTGCTGCCACTTTAAGTAACAAGCTCTTACAGTTCTGTAGTGGTAACATTTACGATGAGGTTGGTACTGTTAGACACATACACGACTTAAAGATAGATACATTAAAGGAGATTATAGATGAGAACCCCAATGATAATATATTGGTCGCCTACAACTATAGACACGAATTGGAGGCTTTACAACAAGCTTTCCCTGAAGCGATACTTCTTAGTAAAAGTGGGAAAGAAGTTAAGGAGTGGAACGAGGGTAAAATTAAAATCTTTCTCGCACATCCAGCTAGTGCCGGACACGGACTCAACTTGCAACACGGAGGAGCACTATTAGTTTGGTACGGATTCACATGGTCGTTAGAATTGTATCAACAGTTCAACAAAAGGCTACATAGACAAGGACAAACTCAAAAAGTCCGTGCTATGCACATCGCTGTGGGAGATATTGAACACGACCTGATGACAACACTTGCTAAGAAAGATGTTGTTCAATCTGAATTATTGGAGGTATTGAAATGATTATATTTTCAGGAGGTATGGATGGGTCAACAGAGGTTAAACCCTTTGAAGAAAAACCCATCGAGTATAGGAAATATGGCTCAAAATATATTGAATATTATTGTCAGTTTATTGGGTGGTCTACAGCTTGTTCCTTTGATACACAAGAAGAACGAGACAGTTATTTTGAATATCTAACAAAAGATTAACTTAAGTTAACTAAAGGTAAAATATAATTATGAAGAAAATCGCAGAGAAAGTTATACAAAAAGAGATATTGGATTACTTGAAAGAACAAGGCTACTACGTTATTAAAGTAGTGGTTGCGAATGTTTCCGGTGTACCTGATATTTTATTTTGTAAAGATGGACGTTTCTGTGCCGTAGAAGTAAAGGCTACTGGTAAGAAGAAACAAGTAACTGAGTTGCAGAAATTACATATAGAAATGATACATGCAAGTGGTGGTAAAGCTATCGTAGCTGATTGCCTTTGGGATGTTCAAGAGGAGTTTTAAATGTTAAAAAGATTTTACAAGTGGATGAAAGTTCCACCAACAACAGAGACAATGATTGAAGTAACTAAAGATTACTTTGCTATAGGTGATGAGTATATCAATGAAGCTAACGGTTGGGTGATGATAGCTGATGATTTCATAGAGGTAGGAGTTGATAATGAAAAAAAAGATAGTTGAGAAACACATAACTGTTGATGAAGAGACTTTTAAAAAGCTCGAACTGATATGTAAGCACGGTGTGAAAACAACAAAACGTGCTGAAGTTACGGTAATGATTAACAAAAAATTCGAGGAGGTATTTCCAAATGGCTCATTGTAAATATTGTCATGTTTATTATGAAAACACTATGAGGCTTGTTGAACACGAGACTGAGTGTTTTTATGCTACCCAACGAGTGTCGTCCATACCTACAGCTGAAGATAAAGCTTTTGAAGTCATAGAGTGTAAGCAGAAAGAGTGTGAGAAACACCCGTTGCTTAATCCTGATAGTAAACATTATCAAATGATAGGTGGTGTAGAGGCTATAAGTCTTATGGAGTTGATGTTTTCAACTGAAGAGTTGATGGCTTGGGCTAAGTTGACTTCTATGAAATATAGATTGCGTATTGGTAATAAGGATAACGTTACCAAAGAGGCTGAAAAGATTAAGACCTATGAAGCTTACTACGACTATTTGGAAAGCAAATGTTAGCCAACGAGTATCTGTATGGTGAAGAGGTTGAGGTTCCTGAGATACCACAAGAGGTTGTAGTACGTAGGTTAGAGTTGTTGAAAGAACACTTAGCAGAACTGCTTGACCACACATACTACGATAGAGATGCTGCTAGATGTAATGCTGTACTCAAAGCTATTAAGTTTTGGGAAAACATAAACAAAGAGGGTGAGTAGGTGGGTAGGTATCAGGTGGTTGAACACATCACTTACACGTGTGAAGCAGAGGGTTGTAACAAGGAAAGAACAAGCTTGTTATCAACGTATAGATGTAATGCTAAACACTACTGTTCTCTTGACTGTAAATTTGAGGCATCTAGGACTAGAACACTAGAAGTCAGTGGTGATTGCAGTCGCTGTGAAACACCCTTGCTTGACTCAGATTTTTATATGTCAAGTAGCACCATCTCTTCCACTTGTAAGAAGTGTAGGCATGATGCACATGTAAAAAGTGTTGAAGAAAAGAAACGTAACCAACGAAAGGTTGCTGAAGAATTTAAAGAGTATTGGAGAGTAAATGCCGGATATAGAAAAGATTGAAATAAAACAAGATACGTTATCAGATTATTGGGTGGTTAGCATCAATGGTGGTGAACCTATGATGAAAGCTAAGACAAAATATAAGTTACTTAAAAACTTATTGGGATATGTGAAAGGTCAGGAGACATAATGTTTAAAATATTCAAAGATGGTCAACTGCCAACAAGAGGTACAAAGTATTCTGCTTGTGTAGATTTATATGCAAGAGAAGATATTGTTATTGGTGCTGGTGAGACTAAGCTGATTCCACTTGGGGTTTGTATTGATTTGGAAAAATGGCTTAATAGAAATATCATCCTCAGTGATGAGCAAGTGGACATCTATATGAGGTCACACTATCTACAGCTAATGCTTAGAAGCTCGTTGTCTAAAGCACTCATCATTGCTAATGGTATCGGTGTGATTGATATGGACTATGAGGGTGAGATTATGATTAGAGTGCATAATCCAGTTAAGACTTTTCAGAAAGTTAATTTGATGCTAAATGATAATCAAGGACACAATGAAGTTCAGTTTATTCAGAATACTGTTGTGATTGAAAAAGGTGATAGCGTTGCACAGATAACTTTATTGGAACACAAGTCGTATCTGTTTGGTATAGATACAGAAGATGAAAGAACTGGTGGCTTTGGGTCAACAGATAAAAAGGATAAGTAATGGCACATATACACATAGAGTTTAACGATAAAGGTCAAGCTGAGTTTGACATAAAGACTGACAACGATAGTCAAATATTTACAGCACTGTTAGGCATAGAGGCTTACATAGGTGCTAAGAGTGAGTTGCCAGTATCTGAAATACGTTCTATTATGGACGAGATGAAGAACGATTTGCAAGTAAAGGGTGTTGAACCGGTTGAGGATAACTTAGAACTGATGAATCGAATACACGCTGATAAGGATTTCAAAAATAGCAAGTTTCATAGCTACACATCCAATGATGTCGCTGCTGATTATCGAAAATATTTGGAAAGTTTAGAGACGTTGGAAGATTTAGAGTCTTAAAACACATCACCATAGTTGTTAGTACCAGCCTCGTACTGACCAAAGGTGTTAAGGACAAAATCTAAATTGTCCTTACCCTCATCTTCTTTATACTGCTCCATTCCGAACTCCTCATCATCACTCATGTGCTCAATCATATAAATAACACCATTAGCTAGACTATCCAATCTGTCATCTGCTCTTAATGAGTCACGCTCTTTAGTAATCTTACTGAACTGATACGTGAAACTATTTATAGCTGGTGCATTTTTATCTTTATCTAAAGTGTCTTTATCGATAATTAACTTATGCTGATTAACTAAAGGCTCAAGATTTTCGATGATACGAATTTCTTTCTGACCCTTAACATTCACCTCAACAAGTTTAGTCTTAGGGCTTATCATTCTTAAGTGAGGCTCAAGCATCTTCGTGAACATTCCCCCACCCCAATTTTCCTCAATTAACAATTCATCAATCCCATGTATCTTACAAAGCGTTGCAATATTAATCATATTCTCATCTTCGTAACCACCCTGAAGACCTGTAATCTTTTTCAAAAACAATCTAGTATTAAGTGAGAAGATTAAAGATATACCTATCTCATCTTTACCTTTACCCGATGGGTCAAGTGACATCAGCTTCATCTCATAAGGTGCGACTTCTTCAGACACATGTGATGGTGAGTAAAGTTTATCTGCTTTAAACCCATTGTGCTTGATGTATAGGTTATTCTCAGGCATAGATGAGTGAGACACTTTTAATGGTGCAACATCATTATCTATATCCATCACGATTAAGTCAGACAGTTTCAGAGGATAACGCAAGTCATCTGCATCTGATACGTCTAGCATATATTGTAGTTTATATTTAGACTTACCAATACGCATCTTCTTAGACATCAAGAACTCTTTATCAAGCCTCTCATCTACAGCCATACCAATAAGACCCTCAGCCATCATCTCTACAATGTGGGGAGCTAGGCTACCGAAGTAAGCACTATCATCTTCAGGTACTTCAGCCGGTAATGCTAATAGTTTATATCCAGCATCTAACCAGCCTACATACATCGATGACATAGAGTGTGGTGTTGATAGACATATAGACTCATCTTTACCTGACATCAAAAGATTCTGCGCCTCTTTAGCAAAGGTATCTATCTTATCCATCATCGTCATTGACTCAACAGTTTGTGCTGTCTCAATATCGTCATAGATAACAAGACTTGCTCTCATACCCGTAACTTGATTACCAGCACCAACAGCGTACATACTTGGACTATCTGAAGCAGTGGAACCAGCGACATCAAACGATTGCCCTGAAGTCCTCTCAACATTGTGTCTAGGTGTCATATCTTTAGTTACTGGAAGCATCTTGATTAACTTCTGTACGAACTGAGTGTAGTTAATGGCTCTAGCAGCACCGGCAGACATCACGAGTATCTTTTCATTAGGGTCATTGAGATATCGCCATACAGCGTAAATTTGAGACGCTAAGGACTTACCTAGACCACGAGAAGCCCAAACCATTCTGTGAGGATTACTCGAGTCTTGTAACCATAATGCAATAGCATATTGACCTTTAGTTGGTCGAGGTAGGTTTAACCATGCAAAGACGTAGGTAAAGAACACAATGAAGTTGTCCATAAGTTCCGCATCTTCAAAATACTTATCGTCCTCGTAGTGCTCACCCCAATCACAATTAGTAAAATACTCAACGGTTTCTTCAGGGGATAGTTTACAAAAGTCAATCAAAACTCATCCTCGTCTTCATCAGCTGTTTTGCCGTTACGTCTCTCTTTAGCATCTTTCAATTTTTTAGCTGTATTGTCTTCTACCGAACTCTTACTCTTTTCAGATACAACATTGTTCTTAGCTAGATAAGATACAACTGGGTTGAGTTCAGGGAGTAAATCTGTCTTACCACTCGTTAAACAGCTTATCATCTTTGTTCTAACCAGCCTATCAATTTCTTCTAAATCTTCTTTCTTACCCATAATAAGTCCTCCTACCTACTTAGTATAATTATATAAGTCTATGACTTCACTTACCTCACCCATAGTTTTTGTTGTCGGTGAGTGTAATAAACCCATCGCTGTACCATACACACCACTCATCGGCATATTCATAAATCCAGCATACATCAATGACACATCATCTTGCTCTCTACCATTGATTTCATTTCTAATCATTGATTGTACCATACCAGCCTGAAACCACATCATAGCTTGAGTCATTGCAAAAGTATCACCTTGCAACATACCTCTACCCATAAAAGAACCTATATTAGAATAGGCTGTCATAGGGAACTTCAACATAGGCATCAATGCAACACCAATAGCTGAATGTCTTGAGAACGCTGAAGCTGTACCCATTGTAGCTTTATTCATTCTCTTCATCATAATTCTATCTACAACAGACTTAAATTCTATTTGGTCTTTCAAGTTCCATTTAGTATAATCAAAGAACGCAACATGACCTTTCTCATTCAATGTCAACGCTCCTTTAAGTTTATTCTCCATGTGCTTACTGATACCAAAAGCTTTAATCTCGTAGTCTTTAAAAGTAATCTTACCATCAAAGTGACCCTTTAATGTGTCAAGAGTATCTTGTAGATTCAATCTCTCTAGCAAGTCAGAAGAACGAACAAACGGTAACGTATGTAATGTGAAATCTCTCCATATCTCAGTAACTTTACCAACACCCTCAATACTGCTTTCAATATTACCAAACTCATCAAAAGTTCTAAACTGTCCGTATGTAGCTCCATATTGGTGCATACCGTATCCAAAGCCATCTTCTTGTGAAACTATTGAGTGAAGAGCGAAACTGTCATCACCTAAAGTATTTCTAGCTTTACCGGTAACAGTCTTAGCCATACCCATCACACCTGAAGAACGTACCATATTAGCTAAAGCTACAGCACCCTCAGACATAAGTGAAATGGTTGATAAAAGCATACCTCTACCAATCGCCGCATTAGCTATATTTTTAGCTACGATATTTGCTGTTTGTGAGTAGTCTATGCTTGACACACCCACTGTAGCCATAATATCTTTAGACAATGTGTTTTTATAAGATGGGTCTATCTTAGACGAGTTCACAACACCAAGTAAGTCATCGACACTTGAATATCCTTTATGTGCCATAGCAATGTGACCTGAAGCACTGTTAAACAATGATGACGATGCAGACATAATATCCGAATTAAATATATCATCATATCCTATTGATGCTGTAGTACCATCCCCGTACTTAACTTCAACATTACCAAACTTACTATAGTCCATATCTATTCTAGCTTTAGTTCTACCATACTGACCTGAAGTTGTAGAGATAATATCTTCTATCATATCGTCAGCTAACCCTTTAGCTTTCAATTCTTTAATTAAAGACTGTCTAGCATCTTTAGTGAACGTCTTACCAGCATCGGAAGTATTAATAATTGCATTTATATACACCCTCGCAACCTCTTCAGCATCCTTAGTTTTTGTTAACATATTAGAAAATGACTTTACCACCAACTCAAAACTTTCATCGGTGATGTTAGCCATCTTATTAGAAAAGCCAATCGAGTCAACAACTCTAGGTACATGATATTTACCAGTGGTTTTCACCATTTTATCAGCACCCTTAACACCAGCATCTATTGTCTTATCAAAGATACTCTTGTAATACCTTTGCGTTATATTAGCGGCGGAAGCTAAATGCACGTTGTCCTGATGTTTACCTAACTCCATAAATTCAAATAACTCTTTGTTGAATTTAACTCTAAAACTCATTGAGTTAAATATACCACCAAGTTCATCAACCTTAGTTACCTTACCATCTTTCAACCATTCTTTATATATTGGTTGAATTTCTTTGTTCATACCTAAGAAATGTGTATCTTTAATCTGTCTCTTTATTGTTTCTATTGTTGAACCAATAGCATCAAGAGGATTGTAGTACAAGTCTCCAACTATCTTTCTCATCTCTTTATTTTGTATATTTCTATACATCGGCTCAACTGTCTCAGTCAATGTTGTTCTAGTCTTCATCATAGTATCACCAATACGTGCACGTATTGACCTAGTGTTATCAGAGTTACGCATATCACTAACTATTGATGAGGCTTTTTGATACAGTGTTGACCCATTAGCAGATTTCATTGCATTAATAGCTTTAACACCAAGTATTCCAGCAACTATCATTGCTCCAACACCTACAGCAACATCACCACTATCGGCAGCAGATACAACAGTTGTAGCTAATGCACTAGCACCAACCACTTTAGCCACTTTACCATTGATTTTAATCTTAGCACCCTTACCATTTTTTGTAGGAGTTATTTCAATTTTTGGATGAGCAAAACCCTCACCAGCTCCTTTTTTAAAAGATGCTTCGATTTGACCCATTGATGATTTAGAGATGTGACCCTCTTTATGCAATGCTCTGTAAACTTCAACAATGTCTTCAACTAAAGCTCTATCACCACCTTTACCAAGAGCTTCAACAGATTTCTTAACATCAGCTATTTCCATTTCTATCTTAGCACCTATAGCTTCAACATCGGTAATCGTCTCATTAATCAATCTTAACGCATCTGAAGACAAAGCAGATTTAGATGGGCTTTTAACTATCTTCTGTAAGTTTTTAAAACCAGTGTTCATAGCCAGTTTCATTCTTGATTCTATAAGGCTCTTTGTGTACGCTTGTGCTTGAGGTGTTAACGTCTTAGGTGCTTTTGGTTTCACTCCAATATCATCGTATGATTTTATTTGCTTCTCTAAATTATCTATCTTTTTTGACATAGCAATATGCTCGTCACTACCTTTAGCTAGATTTTCTAACTCATCTTCTAGGTCTATCTTACGACCCATAACCTCGTTTCGTTCCACCTTAACTCTCTCGACCTTAAGACCCTCATCTATCTGTGCTCTAAGCTCGTCTTGTTTAGATGATGTTTCTGCTTGACTTGAGGTTTTAGCATCCTTACTAGCAAGATTATTTGCTAACCCATCATTTGTTTTTAAACCTCTAACCAGTTTATAATCTATAAAACCAATAGTACCATATATTGATAAGGCTTCAGCCATACTCATATCATCATCTATAGCACCAACCGTAGCACCATACCCAACATCTGCACCAGCACTCCAACCAGCGATTTGCTTATTTGCTAATGTTGATAGCTTATCTGCTTTTGATAAAGCTTTAGCACCAGCGTAAGCCATCGGTACTACCCACGTTGTAGGGTCTGTAACAACTTCCGCAGCAAGTGTGTACCAAAAGTTTTCTGAAGATGTCAATGAGCTTTGAACTTTAGCTAAAGACTCTTTTTTCATTTTCTCTAGTGTAGCTAAATCATTAGCATGTTCTAAACTTACAGCATCTTTTACAATACTGTAACTATTGTCATCAAGCCCGTACTGATTTAAAATAAGTTCAACATCATCGTCACCAAAGCTATTTCTAAAACTTTCATCCTCATCTCTTAAGAAAGCATTATCGTACTTGAAATAATCTATAACTCCGGCAGCCATCGTATCTGATGCAACACCTTTTATACCCTCTACTTTTTCATCAAATCCAGCTTGTTGCACTTTCAGTTGTTTCTCTTGAGACATCTTAGTGATAGCTGTTTGTTGTTGTGCGAACAAACTTGCTTCATTAGTTGTTGCTTGGAACGATGGTACTATGCGGTCAGTTGTTTCCGTAGCTGGTGATTTACCATTTACAACAGCTACGGCATCTTCTGTCTCTTCAATAGATGCTTCGCTATGTTGGTAGAAATATCCGTTAGCACCCATTAGTTACTCCTCTTATCAAACAACATATCAAGACCTTTATTTTTGTAAGACGTATTTAACCTAGCTTTCTTCTCTTGGTCAATACCTTTAATCCACTCATCATCATCTATGATAGCTCTACTCACAACAGTACCATTATCAATTATTTCTACTATTGTCTGTAAACCGTTTACACCATCGTTTACTTGTCTAGTTTGTATCTTATCAGTTTCATCAACAAAGTCAGTAAAATCTATTTGTAACAACTTTGCATTTTCATGTAGCTTAAACTTGATAACATCTATAAGGTTTGTGGTTAACTCACTATCAGTTTTGCTTCCAATAACGGGTTTAGCTAATGCGATTGATGAGCCGAATATCGGAAGACCTGATTTATCAAGTACCAACATCTGACCTTTAACACCTTTTTTAACACCATCCACATTTGTATAAGATATTCCGCTAGTTTTCATATTGTCTAACGCAATATCTAAAGAACCATCACTGAATGTACCCTCACCAACTACCCATCCAAAGAAACCACCACTTAAAACCTCATCAGCCTCATCACCATCTCTTAAGCCCATTTCAGCAAGAGCCTCAGTAGTTCTTTTATGTGCTGTTTTAGCACTAGAATTAATGTTAGCACTTGTCATTATTTGTAACTTTCCTAATATTGTTGAGTCAGTATAAGTTTTTGGGTCTTCTTCTTGTCTCTTAAGCAACTCAGCATAAAATGATTGAACACTTCCCAATGTTTGAGGAGTTAAACCTTTATAGCTAGTATTACCAGTTGTAGCTTTGTACGATACAGCAAATTGCAGATTGTTTAATAGTTGACCAGCAGTTTTAGCTTTTGTAATGTTAGCCATATTAGACACTTGTTTCATTGCGTTATTAGCAGAACCTATTGAAACTCCACTAACACCACCATTTTGTAAAGAACCTATCTTTTTAGCCAAATCACTTGAAGCGTTTATATCCGCTTCATCGCCACCAAGCAATCCAGTTAACTGTTGGTTAAAATAAGTATGTGTGTACTCATGTAATTCTTTTGGTTTAACTTCTGCCGGTCTTGTAACTTGTTTAAAACCTGAGAAGCTATCTACTGTTACAGCTATATCACCACCTGAATTTAATATGGCAATATCGTTATTATCACTCCCAATAAAAGCATTTAGCTTTCCATCAAGAAAATTCTTTTTCTCTGTTACTACAGCTAAATCAACTTGTCTATCTCTGTATTGAGGCAACTTCGCACAAGCCTTATCGTTACCACGTGAACACGCTGTGGCAACTTCGGACATTTGTAAAGTCAATTCTTTATCTGTATTAGCAATGGTTTTAAGACCCATAGATGTAGTTATAGCATCTACGCTTTTTAATATTGTTCCATCAATAGCTGGTGTTCTTCCTTTTTTCGGAGCGAAAGAATCTATCCACCCGTTAAAAGACTTTTTCATTGCTTCGTAAGCTTTATCGCCCATATCACTATGTTGTCTATTAAACTCACCATTAGTTCTTGTAGCGAAAGGAGCATAGGTATCATTAAATACTCTATCTAAACCATCTTGAGTAAGAAGCCCGTCCTCTAAGTATTGTTTTAATGCAACGCTATCCATTCCATCTTTAAACTCATCAGTGAATGATGAGTTTAATCCGACAGCTGTCTCATTCCATATTAACTGTGGGTCTTCACCAATACCTACAAGTCTTTCTTGCCAAGCTCTAATATTCTTCTCAGTGTAAACACCGCTTGTTGCTGTCATTTCAGCTTGAATATTACGTTTCTCTTCTTTTTTAAATAGGTCGTTCCCTAATGACTTATTAGCTTCTTTATTCTGAAATAAGTCGTTGGTAGCTGGGATAGCGTATGTATCTTTAAAGGCTTGGTTAGCAAGGTCGTTACCACTGAAAGAACCCTTTTGCATATAGTCTTCATAGATACCTTGTTCAAGACGAGTTTTTTCACGCATCTCAGCAGAAGTAACATCGGGTCTATCATAGAATTGAGCTATCTTACTCATCTCTTTTTTATACTCTACAAGGTTATCTGTACCAACTCTTTTACCAGCGTACTCTGAAGCCTCTTGATGTGAGCCTACAACAGCACCAAACATCTTTTCAATGTCTTTAGTTAACGCTTCCGACTTGTCCACAATTTGAGTTGCTTGTATATTCGTACCACCAGCAGAACCTACTGAACCTGATTGTGCTGAACCTACATTTGTTGTCTGTTGTGTTTGTGCTAATTCGCTAAGTGTTGGCATTATTATTCTCCATCAGGCTTTATTCCAAAAGCCTCTACTCTTTCTGACATTGGTATCATTCCTAACACATCAGTAACTCCACCCATTCCACCAGCTATACCAGCTAGTAATGGGTCAGTACCTATCTCAACCCCACCACCAAGCAATGTTGAATCGATTGTATTTTTAATACCGACCTCTGCAATGTCCATACCTATAAATATATTTCTACGTTGTTGTCTAGCAGAACTTACAATATTTGCTTTGTCCATATTCTCATTTATAAACGCTTCTTTAACAGCCATATCTGTAGTACCACCACTCGTACCAGTTTCAGCGGAAGCAGCTTTAAGCAGTGAGGCTTCTTTCATTGCATTTAGACCACGCTCAGAAAGTTTGTCTCCAAGCACATGATTAATATTTTCTACTTGTTCTTTATTCTTAACTTGTTGTAGCTCGAAGCTAGTGACAGCATTACCAACATTTTGTATAGCAGCGTTAGTACGGGCATTTAACTCAGCTTTAAAAGCTTTAGTAGCCATTTGGTCGCCGACAACACTGGATATTGCAGATATACCAGCAGCGTATGGTGCATAGTTGTTCCCACTACCACCTATTGAAGTTAAATCAGGAGCATCTTGTACTCCTCGTGATTGCAAAGACGCTAAAGCCATAACTTATCCTTTGTGTAATTTTATCATAATTCCCTCCAAAGAGGAAACTAAATAAAATCATGTCTCTATAGAAACAGATTTAATATAGAATATAGCTGTATCAAATGTAACGTCAATAGCCTCTGAACCATATACTCTGATTTTATGCACATTCCCAGCAGCCTCATCTATTGGGTATGAGAAACTTAATGAATCCTCAGTTGCATTTCTTGGTATATTTTTAGCATAAGTATAATGTATTTCAGCACCAGTTTCATCATACAACTCAAGAGAGATAGTTCTTGTAGTAGTTGTTGATGGGAATGATATATTAGCTGTAAACACAGCCTCATACTTACCATCATTAGGTAATGTTATTGTACCGAGAGTTAAATCAGCGGTAGTTACAATTTCTTCTTTAGCAACATAGTTTGTAATATCTACAGCAGATGTGGTCACATTAATTAAAGGTGTGGTCAATTCTCTCATCTCAGCATACACTGTTGGTATATTTTGATTAGGAGTTATGTCTAGTCTAAGTACACCGACAGTTGCATCAGCTACAAACACACCACCAACAACTGTCTTAATAGCTGGAATAGTTGATGAATATGTACCAGCAACAGTATCACTTAGGTATTGTGGAACACCGACAGCTAACCCATTAGTATTAAGATTAGTTAAAATACCTCTAGTTGCAACAGCACTTTCAGCACCATTAGGAATATCAATAACAGCTACACCAAGAACTCTAGCATGTGCAAATGTGTCAGCAAGTGCTTTAACAACTTGTATGATACCACCTGAAACACCAGCAGCCCTTACAGCCATTCCAGCTTCAATGGTCGCACCTGAGTTATTAATAACATGCACATGTTCACCGTGACCCGGCTGTACCTCAATACCCTCAAATGGACCCATTAAATTGAACGTTTCAGTGTTTTCGTCATAGTAAAATCTACCCTTAGAGTATGCAACTGGGTCTAGTTGCGGTTCCATATCAGCGTAAACAGCTGGTGCTGTCAATACAGCTAGTGTAGATGTGTTTGTATTAACTTGGGCTATAGCTAAATCTATATTGGCAAACGCTGTATCAAAACTATCCGACACATTCTGTCCACTTGATGTTAAATCAACTATAGATGACCATGCTGTTAAACTTAAAGCCATAATTTATCCTTTTATTTAGATTCGATTAGCTAATTATAGCAGAAACTTACAGACTTATAGAAGTCAAGTATTGTTCTACATTGAAATTAGGACATGACTTTTCTTTATTGACTGCGTAATGCCCTACAACCTCGTTATGTTTATACCCATGACCTTTTAGTAATCCCTCGAGAGCAATAAACTGAGAGTGAGTAAACTTGTCATCACCAATAAGGCAAATGCCAACAGCATCATTATAACCTTTAGCATGAGAACCTTTCCAATATTCAGGTCTTCCGTTTTCGATAGTACCATCTTCTAGGATTACATAATGATAACCTATACCATCCCAACCTCTTTCTAAGTGCCAGTTATGTATAGTCTCAGCGTTATCACCTCTACCTTGTGGTGAGTCTGAGCAATGTATTACAGCTTTAATCATCTTATTTTCTCGTTCTTGGTTTTACTTTTCCAGTTGATTTCTTTCTTGGTTTTGGCTTTACCATTTTATTTTCCTTTAGCGTGTATTTGATTCACAACTCTAGTCATTTGCATTTCCAAAGTGTTTAGTCTTCCTTGTGCTTCGGTCACTTGCTTGGGTAAGTTCTCTCTAAAAATCATCCATCTTAGAGTTTCTTCATTACTATCTACACTTTTCCCTAGTCCTGATAACTCTATTCTAGTGAGTTGGTTTTGATTAGCATTTTCCATACTATTATTTTGTACCACAGCTAATGTTTGTGATACTTGTGTCAATGCAGTTATAACCGGTGCATTTGCAGAATTAGTCATATATATCATACTACCAAATATTAGAGCTAATATACTCAGTATTGACAATGCGATACCAATATACCCAGCAACTCCTATTGGTTTAGGTTGATTCTTTTCAATATAACTATCAAACTTATCAAATAGGGTCTTAACTAAAGTATTAAGCGTGTGAACTTCTGACTCTAACTTACCTATCTTACCTGATTGTTCTAACTCATCACCGTTAGCCATTGTTTACCCTTATTTGAATATATTAATCGTATGATAACATAATACTAAACTATTTACATACCTTTGAATTTTTCTTTAACTCAATTATACATTCCATCATTCTTATTGGCTTCTCTAAAAGAGTAGCATCTTTCCATTTACAACCAATAGGTTCAGGAACTATGCACTTTTGAGGCACATTAACAATAACTTCTTTATCTACGTACTTTATCTCTTTCTTACAACAACCGCTAAAGGTTATCGTAATCAATAGTGCTGAGAGAATCCACAATACTTTTAACATCTTCACACCTTTCACTTGATAGATTTATATCTGCTGGTATAGTTTTATAAATTACTTCATACCTAACTTCTTCAGGTTTATTCTTCCAAGTCTCTAACTCTATCATAGACTCATTTATATCAACACGAAGATTACCTATTGCAATATTCTGTCTAGCTAAAGAACTAGAGCAAGTATTATAATTAGCTTTAGATAGAATAATCTCATTCTGCTGCTTAAGTATTGTCGCATCTCTATTATCTATTTTAGTGTCCATCACAAACCAGCCACCAAACAGTGTCGTAGCTAAACCAGCAATAACATATTCTTGAATACCTAACATCATGCTTCAACCTTACTTTGGAATATGAATTTTAATACCAATACTAATACACCGTATGTTGAAGCAACTACACCAGCAAATTGCATAGTGAGTTTACCAGCAAGTTCTAGCTCATACGCTTTCATAGACATATCATAAGTACCCAACATCACTAAAGCAATTATGATATATCTGATTATCTCTTTATATATTACTGGTATCATAACCATCCCCTATCAAATCTGTACCAACCCAATACTCTAACACCTAAGAACATAAGTATTGCTATTGGCTTAGACTTTTGCTTAACACACTGATATAAATACTTATCAGCTTGAAACCTAGATACTGTACTCATAGTTGAATAATGAAAATCATGTGCTTGACAGCAGTGACCCCAATTACCCTCAAACCATGCAGTACAGTAATCTTTAACCATTATTATCCACCTATAATAGTTCCCTTAGCTTGTAGTCCAAGCATCCTAGCTTCTTTCATTTCAGCCAAAGTAACCAAAGTAAAACCTTGAACTGGTAGCTTCCACATAACTTCTGTCTGACCAGTCTCACCAGCAATAGCAATAGCATCTGTCATATCGGCTCTACTGATTGGGTCAGCATAGAATTGTTTACCATTAGTAATAGTAACAACTATGCTCATTATTGACTCTTCTTTAACTTTATCTTTCTCAGATATTCCATCTTCCAATACTTGAGAGTAAGTAACCGGTTTAACTAGAAACTTATCTCTTTTTCTTGCATTTTTTTTATACTTCATCTTATACTCCCTCTTCATATAGTGCTGAGTAAATAGCTGTTGTCTTAGTATCTACATCTTTGTGTTTAGCTATAAATCCTAAGTTAATTCCAGCATTAGCTGATATACCAGTAGCATCATGTATCTCTTTTACTGCTACAATAGGTACATACCCATTTTCCAATACCGATGCATCATCAAGTACACTTACACAATCACCACCACCGGATTTTAACAATATGTAAATAGTACCAACAGTTGCAGTATAGGGATATTGATATAATCCAGCAGATAAAGCACCACTATTAACTATTTCAGAACCACCCTCAGTAGTTCCTATAAAAATTCTTGTATCATTTGTACTACTACTAATTATATCAACACTAATATCATAATCTTTACCTATTTCAAGTGATATGGCTTGTGATATTTGTTCTATTGAAGTACCGCTTCTTGTTAATGTCAGTTGTCCACCAGAAACATTTGAAGCATCAACTGTTTCTAACACAGATAAATCAGTCCATCCAGTTACATCTGTGTCAAAAGTGCCATTTACTACAAGTTCAGGTGCAGTAAGCTGACCCTCAAATGTATGACCAGTAGCACTTTTAACTAATACTTCATAATTAGCACCATTATCATAAGTTAACTCCAAAGATGTATTATCTTGTTCACAAGCAAATGTAGGAGTGAAAGCTTGACCATGAGTAAAGTTTGTTTTAGCTTCTATAAGTTCTATCTCTTCTTGTTGAACATAAGTAGCATCACCATTATTTGCAGTACAATCTATTCTATAATATAGATAAGCTGTATCATTCACAAATGTAAAAGTTTTGATAGCTGGATGAGCCCAATCAGTAATTCCTACTTGAGTTGATAACACTACTTCTTCGCCACCCCAAGCACCAGTGTTGGATGCCTCAATAGTAAAGTCTTTCATACCTCTTGAGTCTCTAGTTATTGATGTTTGCATTGTAATCTTGTTAATTACAATAGCTGTACCATACTGCATCTGAATCCAACCAGTAGTTACACTGTTTGTTACCCAACCATTAGCTAAACTATCAGCAAATGCATTCCAAGCTTCTTTACCAGCTAACTCAGTAGAAGCACTAGCTATATAATCAGGTGAAGATGATGTATTACTTGATAATGTAGGAACTGTATCAACAGTATTAGCATTTAAGCTACCATCAGAATAAGTAGCACCAGTTAGTACAACACTCTCAAAGTCTGTACCATCTCCTAGATAAATTGTATCTGTAACTAGATGTTCTCCATTTAGCAGTAGGTCAGTAGCATCAGCACTATATAGAATATCAGGCAACTCACTTGTTAGAAATGCACCAGCTTGAGCACCATTCCAATTACCCTCACCATCTGTTTTAGCTACTATAGCTGATGTGTATATAGCTTGATTTCCAAAAGTTAAATCATTCCATTCTAAATAACCAACTGGAGGTGTATATGCAAAGTCGCTTGTACTTAAATACATCTCTACTGTTTCAGTAGTACCTATAATTGCACTTGCTGGAGCATAAGAAACACCACTTGGTATTGTATATGCTGAGTTTTGTAACACATCATTTTTTCTAATCTCAACTGTATTAGCATCTAAGTCAAAAGCAAAACTAATTACATCACCGACATTATATGCTGTACCGGCAGTTTGAGCTATTTGATTTATCTTTAATGTTCCGTCTGTGTGGTATGCTATTGAATTTACTGCATTTCTAAGAGCGCCATTAACAAGAGCTACCGAGTCATCACAAGCCCCAGTTTCTGTTACTACATCATGAGCTGTAAGTTTTTGCTCATAGTAAAATTTACCAGTAGATTTAACTAAGTTAGCAACCTTACCTTGAGTGTAATTTGAACTTTGTGATGTTGTGAATACGACATGTTTATCTACAGTATAGATGTCAGAATCTGCATCAACATCTTCACCAATAGGTATTATTCCAATTATACCATCAGCAACAATTCCCTCATCTCCAACTGTTGTATCTATGTAACCAGCAACAACAGTAGGTATATTAGTAGCATTAAATCCACTACCACTTACATCTATGTAATAGTCTGTATCAGGTACTTGTACTAGATTAAGTACATCAAAAATATGTACTGCATCTTCTGATGGAATATTACCACCTGACTCTGCTCTTATACTTACTGTATGGTCTAACTCATCTTCTGTTACACCACCAACACTAACTGTAATCTCATCAGCAACTCTAACGGCTGTACCACTTGTAGTTACTGGGTCTGAATATTCAAGACCAGCATCATAATTAGTAATAGTAATAACTAAATCACTATTTTCATTTGCTGAACTAGCACCTGACAGTGTAGGTATAGGTGTTCTCATCACATCCCAATACGCATCAGTTCCATCGGTTGCTAATACACCACCATCTTTACCAGTTTGTACTGGAAGACCTGAAGAAGCACCAGCTACTATAGAGCTATGTAATGATGAGTATTCTATCGGATTTGTAGGAGTATATGTAAAGTTACCATCACCATCAGATGTTACAATATTAACTGGAACACCATAAGCTTCAGTAGCATAACTTTCAGCTGTAAGCTTTTCCGCTTCTGCTTCCCAAGCACTCAACTGAGCATTTGTCTCACTTGTAGCAGCAGCAACCTCTGAGTTACCAGCATTTGTTTCACTTGTAGCAGCAGCACTAGCTGAATCTATAGCATCTGTAGCATTAGTTAGAGCATTTAAGATAGCACTATCTGTGGGTTGGTTAGTACCAGCCCCCAAAGCGATATCATCTCCAACAAGATTTACATTTACACTATCTCCGGCAACAGTAACAACCTCATCTGCAATACCAGCAACGGTAACTATCTCATTTGCGATACCAGCAACAGTTGATATATCACTAGGAGCATCATTAAGCTCATCAGGTGTGTCTGCTACACGAACTTCTAACTGTTTATATGTAGCAGTATCAAGTAATGAATTTAATACACAAGCATTGTTAATTAGTTGATATAGTCCAACGTCCATTTGAACCCATGTATCATCAGCTACAAGCTGTCTCCATACTGCCATGTGAGCTTTAGTAGCTATATGTTTTGTTGATGGGAAAGTTCTTGTATCTAATGCCGTTCCACTATACGGTGATGATTGTACTGCCATGTTATCTCCTTGAGTCTCGTTTAGTTAATGCACCCTCGTAACTAACCGTATTTATTCTAAAACCTACACTATCAGCATTGGTTATACTAATCCTAATGTTTTTAGCATCACCATAAATCATTGGTTTACGATTTACTGTGTACTTTGATTTAATTACTCTCAATGTATTTCTAGCAACATCTTCTACAAGTAAGTTAAATTCACTTCCATCTTCACTAGATATTTGAGCTGTCTTAAATTTTAAATGACCTCGTATATCTTTTTTGCCGTTACTACTTGCAACCCATTCGCCAATTTTAACTACTGTTGGTATTATAGTCTCATTATCAACAGTTGTAAAGTCATCTAAGAAATTACCTAGATAATCTTGTGGGAATATAGGTGTTGTTTCAAATTGGTCTTTTCTATCTAAGCTGTCAGGACTCATAACCCAAACCTTAGACATATCCCAAACTTTAGACATATCCCAAATACCAGTACCTAGAATCCAATCCGTTGCAGCGATAGCATGATTACGATTAATCATTATATTTAGATTGTTACCAAGACTAAACGCATTATAAATCTTACCATTATAAGTCCACTTAAACCATGCTGACTGTATTCTCTCACCACCATTATCGTAATACTTATATACAAATATTGTATCATTAGCAGAAGCAGATACTAAAAATATCATATTGTTTATTGAGCTACCTGATAATCTTATTATGTCTCTAGGAACATAACTTTGTACGTGTGCTGATATATCAACTGCTTCTGTTGAATCATTATTGGCTGATACAGCGTATTGCATCAAGGCTGTATATTCACCACGTATTGCACAGAAGAAAACTTTATCATTCATAAACAATGGTCTAACATCAGTATTAATCTCATAAGCAGATGTTTGAGAGATTTGAATATCTTTAGGACTTAATACCCTACCACCCTCTAGCTTGAACTGAGCCTTGTCAGAGAACAACATCATAGCATCTTCAAGATATGTAGCATACTCTAATGATATAACTTTAGTAGTATCAACAACAGCATCTATATAATCTGAATCGAGTACCGCCGCCGTAGTAGTCCTCCAAAAGTTTCCATAACCACCAACTTCAGACAACACAACAGTTCTTTCAGTAATAAAACCTAGTCTATTTTTAAAGAAGAATATATCCTTGATTACTGGTGCTTTATTGTCAACAGTCTGTATAAAACTTGATGCCGGATTAGACTCGTTATCACCAACCCTACTATCTTCCCATTGGTCATAAGGTGTGAATGTGAACGTATCATCACCATTTCTTGTCAACACATGAGGCAATGTATTTAAGTCTAACTCATTTACTGATAATGGGTCAACAGTTTCTTGCCATTGACTATCAGCATAAGTTAACCAGTATGTAGCAAAGTCACTTGTACCTGAACCAGTTATCTTTACTATCGCATTATCAAATCCTAAATTTTTAGGTAAGTCTGTATTAAACTGTACTTTATGTTGCCAACCAAACGAAGCTTGATTACCCCAACTGTCACTTGCATCAACTGTAGAAAGATTGTTTACACCAGTAACTTTAATAACACTACCTATCGCAACAGCTGTAAAATTAGCATCAGCACTAATATCAGAAGCTAACTGTGTTGCTGCCGCAGTAGTGGTAGTTTTTGATGTACTAACTGATTTAGTATTAGCTAAACTATCTGTTACAGTTATACTATAAGTATATGCACTAGCTGGATTAGCAGACTTAATCCAAATGTAACCCTCTTTAACATAATTAGCTATCGGTATATATACTGTCTCATCAGCAGCCGAATAAGCTATTGTATCAAAGTAATCAGCTGTTACCAATGCTTGAGTATCACCACCGCTTGTTTTACCCTCTACAGCTATTGTTACAGCTATAGCTGTACCATCAGTTCTTTTAATATCAAGTATGTTGTCTGAACCTAATTCAATCTTATATAAATCTATTGATAATGCTGACGTTAATTCTGATATAACTTTACCTATAAATCCTGAGTATGGTAGTATCCCACTACCGTTAGTATATGTATCACAATCCATAGCAACAGCGTTCTCATCATGCACTGATGAAATCTCTATCACATTACCATCCACCGTTATAGTTGTATAACCATGATAAACC